ATGTGGTAATGGAGACAGGCCCAGGCTACAACAGCAAGCGCCAAGAGGCCGTGGACAATATGTTGCCATTGCTATCTGCCGCACCAGAACTGATGCAAGTGGCGGGTGATCTAGTATTTCGCAACATGGATTGGCCTGGCGCTGACATCATTGCTGACCGCTTGGCTGCCGCAAACCCAATGGCTCAAATTGACGAGAAATCTAAGATTCCTCCACAAGTTCAAATGCAATTGGCTATGTCACAGAAGCAAATTCAGGAACTCACACAGGCGCTTCAGGCTAGAGACATGATGTTACAGAGCCGCATGGACGTTGAGCAATTCAAGCAAGAAGCCGAAACTAATCGTGCAATGATGAAAGAGCAAGGCAGAATTGATGAGGCTCAGATTCGTGAACAAAGTGATCGTGCTGAAATGCAAATGCGTGTTGAAGGTCAGGCAAACGATACAATTATCAGAACGCAGACACAGCTTGAGATTGAAAGAATGAAGCAACAGATTGCTCTTTTGTTGGCACAAATGGATAAAGGCGCATTAAATGACGCAAATGCCGAGGCAACAGAACGGGCTATTTGAGTTTTTAAAGAATTTGTGGTAAAAACCACTAAACCTTACCTGTGAGGGTCACAGGGTCAAATCGTTGGGAAACGTATGTCCGATAAAGAAGCAAGTCAAGTATTGACTAGCGAGAATGCAGCAGAATTTTATGCAAACAGATTAGGTTTAGCTGAATCCCCTGTGGATGCTGAGGCGGCTGATGAGGCCGAGCCAGTAGACGAGGCAGAACAGAGTGAACCGAAAGAGGCAGAAAAGGAAGCAAACCAAGAGGGTGAGCGAAAGCAAAATCCTAAACTTGAAAAGCGGTTTTCAGAGATAACCAAGCAACGTGAGGAAGCTAGGCAAGAAGCCCAGCGGGAACGCCAAGCAAGGTTAGATTTAGAACAGCGTTTGGCGGCAATAGAGCAAAGCAGACAGCCTCAACAACAGGCGGTCAATATTGATCAAGAGCCACAACCAAGCCAGTTCAGCGATGCGTTTGAGTATGCGAAGGCTCTAGCTGAGTATTCGACAGAAAAAGCGTTAGCAGAACGGGACAGGCAAGTAGCACAGGCTAGAGAGCAAGAAGCGCACCAAAAGATTATCCAATCTTGGGCGCAGAAGGTTCAAGAAGCTAAAGCTGAATTGCCCGATTTTGATGATTTGGTCGCATCTAGTGACGTAGTTGTAAACAACGCAGTCCGAGATGCAATTCTGGAGAGTGATGTAGGCCCAAAAATCCTGTATCACCTAGCTGAAAACAATGACCTAGCCAAAAGAATCGCCAGCTTGAGTCCAAATGCAGCGCTTAGAGAGATTGGGCGACTAGAAGCAAGGTTTGACGTGAAAACTGAAACCAAGCAAACAGCCCCTCTTGTGAGAAGTAAAGCACCAGCACCGATTCAACCGATTCGAGGCGGGCAAGGCAAGGCTGATGTGCCAATTTCGTCTGATGGCGAATTTCATGGTTCATATCAGGCTTGGAAGGCCGCTAGAAAATCGGGAAAAATTCGGTAAACCTAATCTATTTGGAGTAATTTAAATGTCTAATAATTTATTGACGATAAGCAAGATCACCAACGAAGCGTTGATGGTTTTGGAAAATGAGTTGACTTTCACAAGCGAAGTTGACCGTAACTATGATGACCAGTTCGCTGTTGTCGGTGCAAAGATTGGTAACACAGTCAATGTCCGCAGACCTGGTCGTTTCATCGGTACAACTGGCCCTGCGCTGAATGTTGAAGATTTTAACGAGACTTCAGTTCCCGTTACTTTGTCCACACAGTTCCACGTTGACACACAGTTCACAACACAAGACTTGGCTTTGTCCTTGGATATGTTCTCTGACCGAGTGTTGAAACCCGCTATTGCAGCGATCGCCAACAAGATTGACCGTGATGGTATGTCTATGGCTACTCTGCAAACCGCCAACATCGTTGGTACTGCGGGAACACCCCCAACAGGCTTGATCACATACCTGACTGCTGGCGCTTACCTTGACTCTGAAGGCGCACCCCGTGACGGTCGTCGTTCATGCATCGTTGAGCCTTTCACAAGCGCAACAATCGTGGATAGCTTGAAGGGTTTGTTTGTTCCAAATGACCGTATTGGTACACAGTACGAAAAAGGTTTGATGGGCCGTGACTCTGCGGGCATGAACTGGAAGATGGATCAGAACGTGGTAAGCCAAACATTTGGCTCTAACTCCACTACTACTGTGACTGCTTCTGTTGCTACCACAACTGCTACGGGCTTCCTGACTTCTGGTTGGGCATCCTCAAGCACTATCAGCGTGACTGCGGCTAACACGGGAACAATGAATCTTAATGCTGGCGACACCATTACGATTGATGGCGTTTTCGCAGTTAACCCACAGAATCGTCAAGCGTATGGCACAAACAAACTCCGCAACTTTGTTGTGAAGTCTACAACCGCCATTGCTTCTGGTTCTACTGTCTCTGTTGTGGTCAGCCCTGCAGTAATTACAGCGGGTCAGTTCCAAAACGTGTCTATTCCTACAACCTCTGCCACAGCCGCTGTGACTCAGTTCAATAAAATTGGTACTGTTTCCCCACAGAACATCATCATGCACCGTAATGCGTTCACATTGGCAGTAGCCGATCTGGAATTGCCAGAAGGTGTGCATTTTGCTGGTCGTGCAAGCGACAAGGAAATTGGACTTTCCCTCCGTGTGGTGAGGCAATATACAATAAATAATGACTCCATTCCTACACGTTTGGACGTTCTGTATGGATGGGCCCCCCTCTATCCTGAACTTGCTTGCCGAGTTGCAGCCTAATGGTCAAGGGGGGGCTAATCACCCCCCGTTATTAACTTAATTTAAGGAAACATATCATGGCAAATCCAGGCCCAGCAAGTAGCACAACGATTCACCCATCCAATTTGGCATCTAACCAAGCAATTCGTCTTTTAGGCGTTGCAATTGGTGTGAATGTCAATACTACGGGTGATCAAGCTGTTATCGCAATCAACAACTCCACAAACTACTCTGTTAGCAACGTGGTTTTCACCAATGCTTCAATTTCGTTAACAACTGCCGCAGCGGGTCTGTTTACAGCCCCTAGCGCAGCGGGTACAGGAATTGTCGCCAATGCCGCTTTGTCGGCTTTGACATCCTCAACCGTAGTGTCACAACGCACCGTTGCTGCCACAGGCATTCAAACAGGTCAAAACCTGTATTTGAATGTTGGCACAGCACAAGGCGCAGCCGCCACAATGGATGTTTATGTCTATGGCTACGACTTCAGCACATTCAGCTAAATACTGATGTGATGTGAGAAAGAGCCACTCTTAAAAGGGGTGGCTTTTTCTTTATTTGGCGTTACAATTTAATCATTCTTTAAAGGAATCATCATGCCCTCTACTACCCTAGCCCGTGGCAATGCTTTGCAAACATTTTATATTGGCCCGTCTTTGACCCCTGCCGCAGTTGCCACAGCTACCACAGCGGCTCAAACATTCACCGTGCCAGGTCTTTTGTCAACAGACCACGTTTTGGTAGCTTGTCAATCGGCTCAAACAGCGGGTGTTTTTATCGCTGACGCACGTTGTTCTGCCGACAATACACTAAGCATCCAATTTGGAAATGTTACTGCGGGATCGTTAACCCCTACCGCTGGCACATACATTGTGGATGTGATTCGTTTTGAAGGCCCATTACCCACAACGGCTGGTTAATCATGTCTAATACAACTGTATTGCGCCCCGTAGGAGTCACAACCGCCATTTCTGTGGCGGCTTCTTCTACTACCGCCACGCAGATTAAGGCAAGCACCAATGACCAAGTTAACTATGCCTCTTTCATCAACACGGGTGCTACCTATGTTGCTGTGAGCCTTGGCGATGCTAACGTGGCTGCGGCAGTCTTGCCCGTCAGCGGTTCAACCACAGGGAACTTTGTGTTACCCGCCTCTATGACAGTTCCAATTGTCTTGGCAGTCCCCGCAAGTCCTTACTACGTCCGAATGATTGGTTCGGCTTCAGGCCCATCCATCGTTTATGTCACCCCCGTGGGCGATCAAACTTAAAGGAAAAACCCATGTCAAGCGCTAATTCTGTTGCAAGCACATCTTCTACAAACATTGTCCCTGTGCAAGCTGAGTTTAATTCAGCGGGCGTTTGCGTGGGTTTGGTCGGGCCAGGCGGGGCTTACTTTAGCCCCCCTATCACAAGCACAACCATTGACAACACGGTCATTGGTGGCACAACCCCTGCGGCTGTTACAGGCACAAACGTTTACGCTACAAGCGAAATTGGCTATAACGCAGACGCACAGGGCAGTGTTACCCAACTGACAAGCAAATCC